ATGCAAGCCAAGGTAGGCATCGTTGGAGACTCCCTTAACCAGCTAGGAAAGATCAACGAGGACGCGTTTAAGGCGGCCAAGGCGTTCAACATCGCTCAGGCAATCATGAACACTTACACCGGCGCTACGAAGGCGCTGGCGACCTACCCGCCGCCCTTTAACTACATCGCTGCTGCAGGCGTTGTTGCTGCTGGCTTGGCGCAGGTTTCCCAAATCCGCTCGCAGAGCTACAGCGGTCGTGCGGTTGGCGGACAGACTCGGGCTGGCGAATCATACGTCGTTGGCGAGCGCGGGCCGGAAGTTTTGACGATGGGCTCGAGTAACGGGCGGGTCATTCCGAACGAGGCACTGCGCCGTGCCGAGGACGGACAGGGCGCAAAGCAAACAACGAACGTCACGTTTAACATCAACACCGTGGATGCCCGCGGATTTGACCAGCTGCTGCAGTCCCGTCGCGGCCAGATCATCAGCATGATCAACTCGGCATCCAATGATCGCGGGAGGCGAGCAATCGTATGAGCGGCACGTATCCATCAGAGCCTGAGTTTGAGGCGATCAATATATCGTCACGTCATAGCAACTTGTTCTCGGAAACAGTTTCTGGCCGAGTTCAGCGTCGGTCGCTAGGCGCTCAGCGCTGGTCCTTCACTGCTCAGTACAACCCCATGACTAGAGCAGAGTTTCAGCCCGTGTTTGCGTTTGTCATGAGTCAGCAAGGCAGGCTGGGCTCGTTTGGGATTGTGCCGCCGGTCTTAGGGTCAACTTCCGGGTCAGCAACAGGCACAGCAACGGTAAGCGATGACACGCAAGCAGGCGCGTCGTCGGTGCCAGTTGATGGGTTTTCAGGTGTAATTAAGGCAGGTGACTTTATTAAGTTTGCTCACGGCAAGGTGTACATGGTTACGTCAGACCGTGACGGACCAGGGAACATTGATATTGAGCCAGCATTGGTACAAGACGTATCAGAAAACGAACAAATGATCTACAACAACGTCACATTTACCATGCGCCTCGCTAATGACGTTCAAGAGTATTCTCTGAATGCTAATGAGTATTTTCAATACGAAATCGACATGATTGAGGTCGTCTAATGCCACGCGGAATCAACCCTGCGACCATTGCCGCATTGCAATCCGATCAGATCAGGATGTGCCATCTAGTTAAGATTGACTTTGATAATGTCGTTCGCATGACGGATAACTTCCACCGCGTGTCATATGATGGGGAGACCTTTTTGCCCGCTGGCCATCTTTTGAGCATACAGGAGGTTCAGGAGACAGAAGAACTTAGGGTTGGCTCACTGAAAGTCAGCTTGTCAGCTGTGGATCAAGCATTTGTTAGCGTTTTCCTGGACATCAACTACTTAAACAGAAGAATCAAGATTTGGAACGCAGTGCTTGACGAAGCCGGCCAAATTATCGGAGACCCAATTCCAACTTTCGACGGAGACATTACAGGGTATGCGATAACCGACAACAAAAGAGAGGCAATCATATCTGTGACTTGCGCAAGTCATTGGGCTGACTTCGAGCGTAAGGCCGGGCGGTTTACAAACAATAACTCCCAGCAGTATTTCTTCCCTGATGACACGGGTTTCCAATACGCTGCCGACTCGACGAAGGATATCAAATGGGGAAGAGCATAATGCCGACCGATCGTCACCTAGACTACTTAAAGCGTAGCGGTGACCGTTATATTGATCAGAGGAATTATGAGGAAAATAACCATGGTTTTGCTTCTTGGACAATAGCAGGGGGCAAGCTGCTGGTTTTGCAGGTTTATGGTGACGGTGAGTATTGGGACAATTATTTTCGCGAGCTGGCGGCGAAACAAGGCTTGGGAGAATACATGTTTTACACTAGAAGGAACCCTAAAGCCTTTGCTCGGAAGTACAATGCGAGCGTAGTGGAAACATTGATGTCAGTAAAGGCCAAGACATGAGCAGTTATTTTGAGGAAGCAAAAGACGCAGTATCAGACGCCGTTGATTCTGTAACAGATGCCGTCGACAGCGCTGTTGACGCCGTCACTGACGCTGCAGGAGACGTTGTTGATTTCGCGATCGACGCAGTCGGCGAAGTAGTTTCTTGGTTCGTAGACGTTCCGGAAGTGCCTGATGTCGAGGACTCTGCTCGTGGCGCGCTTATCAACAAAGAGTCGAGTGTTGCTCCTTTGCCGGTTGTTTATGGCGAACGCCGCATGGGTGGAGTAAGGATTTTCACTGAGTCATCCGGCTCAGATAACAAGTTTCTGTACATTTGCTTGGCAATTTGCGAAGGGGAAGTCGAGTCAATTACTGACCTTAATATCAACGATGAGCCATTGGCTGGCTCAGAATACGAGCAGTACGTCACATTCGAGACAAAGACTGGCAGCGACGACCAGTCAGTTTCCGATGTGCTGCTGGACGCCCCGTCCTGGGATAGCACTGATAGGCTTCGGGGTGTTGCGTACGTTGCAGCTAAGCTAGAGTTCAACCAAGACGTGTTTAGTTCAATCCCTTCAATAACGGCGTTGGTCAAAGGGAAGAAAGTGTTTGACCCACGAACAGAATCAACGGCTTGGTCAAACAATCCGGCTTTGGCATTGCGTGATTATCTGACCAATGATCGATACGGGAAAGGTTTGGATGCCGATTTGATTGATGATGATTCATTTGCGCCGGCAGCAGACTCATGTGAAGTTCAAGTAGAAACTGTTGAAGGCAGCGGGGAGTTTGTAGACAAGTTTGATATCAACGCGGTTATCAACACTGACCAGACGCTATTTAATAACGTCAGTCAGATTTTGGGGACCATGCAAGGGCTGATGCCATACCAGAATGGTCAGTATCGATTGATCATCGAAGATGATTACGAAAGCACATTCAACTTTACTGTAGACAATATAATCGAAGGGATTAACTTTTCTGGCCCCAACAAAAGCAGGCGTTACAACAGGGTTGTCGCAAAATGGATCAACCCGAACGCGAACTGGCAGGGAGATTCTGTCACCTGGCCTGCTGCGGACTCCGATGAGGCTGACCAGTTTTTGGCAGAGGACAATGGCGTCGTTCTCGAAAAACAGATTGACTTAGCCACCGTCACAAACTTCTATCAGGCGAGAAACATAGCCAAAACGCTTTGCTTAGCGTCGCGCCGCAATGGGATATCTATTACTTTCGAGGCAACATCGGAAGCTATGGAAGTCGCCGTCGGAGACGTTGTCACTATCACTCATCCGACCCCAGGCTGGGATGGCAAGAAGTTTAGAATCACGCGCATGACTCTTAACTTCGACGGGACCGTAAGTGTTGCCGCCTCGGAGCACACTGGCTCGGTTTACCCTTGGGTAAACGATCAAGAGGAGCCTCCCCGGGGCGAATCGCTTTTGCCCAACCCATTGTCTGTCGCCGCTCCTTCCGTAAGTGTTACTGATGAGCTGCAGGCCTTTAATGAGGAAGCAATCACGGTGCTTTTAGTTGACGTCGGCACCGGCGATGCGTTCCAGGAGAGGTTTGAAGTACAGGCCAGGAAAGAAGGCGAAACGGATTTCATCAACATGGGCCAGGCGGGAGGCAACCGTTTTGAACTGGTCAATGTGGAGGACAATGCCGTTTATATCGTTCGCGCTCGCGTCGTTAATTCATTAGGCGTTCGCTCAGCGTTTACGACAGTTGAGCATCAGGTTGTCGGCAAGACCGCCCCGCCTTCTGACGTCACCGGCCTGACAGGGAACCTGATTGGCAACCAATATCTTTTAACTTGGAACCCTGTCCCTGATCTAGACCTGTCTCATTACAGGGTTCGTTTCGCTTCTGACGAGGAAGGAATTAACTATCAAAACGCCGTTAGCCTAGTTCCAAAAGTTGCACGCCCTGCAACATCTGCCCTGGTCCCTGCGCGCAGCGGGACATATTTTGTCCGAGCGGTAGACAAGCTGGGCCTGGCCTCGCAAAACGCCACATCTATTAGGCTTGAGTCCAACATAGAGAAGTTAGAAAACCTAAATATCGTTGAGACAATCAATGAGCATCCAGACTTCCCGGGCACATTCGAGGATGTAGTAGAAATAGATGAGGATGATCGCCTAGTTCTTAACACCGGCATTAACTTTGATGCCTCACCTGGCGTCTTTGACGATGCAGAAGGGCTTTTTGACGCTGGCGATGGCAACGTAGACGCTGAGGGGTTCTATTACTTCGGCAACTCTACGGACCTAGGGGCGGTTTACATATCCCGCGTCACCGCAAATATGCGAATGGTCAGGCTTGATTACGTTGGTCTTTTCGACTCGGCCCCTGGGCTTTTTGACAATCGGTCTGGCTTCTTTGACGGCGACCCGGAAGCCTTTGACGACGTTGATGCAGAATTGCAAATCAGAACGACCAAAGACGATCCCAACGCTTCGCCTACATTCTCTGACTGGCAGCCGTTCGTCGTTGGCGATTATCTGGCCAGAGCGATGGAATATCGAGTGAAGCTCAAAACCAATGAGGACCAGGCAACCCCAGCTGTTTCTCAGCTAACGGTATCTGTGGACATGCCAGACCGTTTTGACCGTGGGTTCGACATAACCTCCGGAGCAAGCCCTAAGTCTGTTATTTTTGAAACGCCATTCAAGGAAATACCGTCGATTGGCATCGGCGCCCAGGACTTGCAGACTGGTGACTTTTACGAGATCACCAACAAGAGCCGATCAGGGTTTACAATCACATTCAAAGATTCAAGCGGAACAGCAGTCAGTCGGAC